GAGAAAGTTGGCTCAGGGCATCGAGCCGGAGAAAGGGACCAATGATCTCTTCTTGCCGAGGGGCAAGCAGGCCGAAAGCATCCTGGCTTGCATTGACCATCCCATGAGCATCAATCTCTGGTATGGATCGGTGCGAAGCTCCAAGACCATCATGAGCTTAATCGTCTGGCTCTGGCGGTGCCTGCATGGCAGGCATGGCCGGCGGATGATGGTAGGAAACACAACGGAGACCTTAGAGCTAAACTGCATCGAGCCACTCAAGGATCTCCTGCCGGCTGCCGTGGTGCACACGACCGGCTGGAGGCAGTTCTTCATCTATGGCCGCAAAGTATCGATCAGAGGGGCCAATGACGTGGGTCAGGAGAAGAAGTTTAGGGGACCCACGCTCCTAGATGCCTACTGTGATGAGGTCACGACCTGGGCGAAGTCTGTCTTCAAGATGCTGAGGACCAGGATGGACAAAGCAGGATCAACTCTGCTGGCTACCACAAACCCTGATCAGCCGATGCATTATATCAAAACGGATTACATCGACCGGGCAAAAGAGATCTCCATAAGGCTCTGGCATTTCGTCTTAGACGACAATCCGGGGCTCACCGATGAGTACAAAGCAGATCTGGTCCGGGAGAACCCGCCCGGGACGGTCTACTATCTCAGGTTCATTCTCGGCTTATGGGTGGCTGCTGAGGGCCGGGTGTTCTCCTTTTTCTCCACCGATCCAAAAGATGGCTATGTGGTGGAGAAGGAGCCGGACGATCTCGTGACCTGGATGGTCTCGATAGACTATGGCCAGGTTCACCCAACCTGTATGGGGTTATGGGGGTATTCCCTCTCCCAGAAGTGCTGGTATCTGGTCAAAGAATTCTTCACCAACGACAAGCCCAACGCGGTTTTTTCGGAGGAGTTCGGCAGGGAGATGCTGAATTATGAGGGCCGAACGATCATCCCCATTTCGGTCGAAGTCGATCCGGGCGGCGGTGGATTGAGCTTAATCAAGCAGCTCAAAGCCGATTATCCCAAGCTGACCATCAGATCAGCAACCAAGAAAGACGTGCTTAAAGAAGTCCAAGAGTATGCGACTGCGATCTATAGCCACATTGTGAGGTTCTGTGCGAGGTGCAAGCGGACTATCCTTGAACATGCTGGTTATGTCTGGAATGAGAAATCACAAGGCGCGGGCAAAGAAGAGCCCCTTAAGCTGAATGATGATAGCTGTGACATGGGCAGGTATTTCTACAATCGGGCGGCTAAACTATGACGATCTGTTTACTATGTGGCAATGAGATCAGGCCTAAAGAGTATCCTATCCCTATTGCCGTCCTCAAATTCCAGCCAGTCACCAGGTCGGGAAGCTTCAGTACTTCTATGATAACTGCTCAGTATGCCTGCCAGGCTTGTTTTGCGCGTGTGAAAGCAAACGAAGCCAAGATAGCGGCTGATGCAGGCGATACGATGATCGAGGCCGAAAATGCTCACTGATCTTACCTGGATAGCAGACGGCAAGCCCTGGCCTCCGGAGGACAAGGATGAGGCTGACCGGCGAGCAGAGCACGCCAAGAACCGGCTCCTCTACAATGGGGATCATGTGGCGGTTTTCCCCAAGCTGGCAGCATATCTCAAGGACAAGGAAGACGACGACAAGAAAGTCCCTATCATCATTGGCCTGGCAAAGACGGCAACCAAAGAATACCTGAATTTCATTATCGGTGAATCGCCAGAGATAGATGCTCCCACTCTTTATGATCTGCCAGACTATGAGGTGCTGACTGATGCATCCCGCTACGGCCTGGGTGCCCTGGAGATATCCCAGGACCGGATCGTAGCCATAAGCCCAGAGAATTGCTACATAGTCGTAGAGCCTGGAAACATCCAGCGGGCCAGCGCATACGTTATCTTTGCCACGTTCAAGCAGCTTGAAGGAGAGGGCGATAAGAAGAAAGAGCATGAGTATGTCAAGTTCACGATCCACACAAAGGGCCAAATCCAGCACGTCGTCTATGAGATCATCGCTTCAGAGACCGTCAATGTTCCTGGCGTGGTCGTCGGCAGTGGCAAGAAGCTTGCCGGGCCGATCCCAGTAAAATCCTTTCCGCAATATGAATATCTTGAAGTCGATGGTGAGGGGAACCAGGCTACAGGCGTCGATGATCTGCTGGTTGTGCGGATCGATAATATCCTCACCAGTGACCGCTATTATGGCCAGTCGGACTATATACCCGAAATCTACTCCAAACTGGAAGCCTTAGATCTGGCCTATACTCAGAGGGCTGTGGTCCTGCGCAAGTTCACGCACCCCAAGCCTATGGCCGGGCAAAGCGCGTTTACTTTCGATCACGCAAAACAAAAATGGGTTTGGAAGTCAGAAGAGGCAATTATCCTCGATGCCGGCGAGCAACCGGCTCAATATCTTACATGGCAGGCAGAACTCGGGGCCGTCGAAGTCGAAATCAGAGACCTCTACAAGCAACTTCTCAAAGACTTCTCTTTGACTGATGACGATGAAGTTAACAAAGCCGAAAGCGGAACTGCAATCCGGCTAAAGCAATCCGAGACCCTGGCCAAGGTTCGTTGGCTGGCATCAGAATATCAGACGAAAGTCCCTATCATCTATTCACTCAAATCCAAGATCTCTAAAGAATCCTCCTTTGAGCCGGATAAAGTGCAAGTCAAGCTCAAGGACGGCATCCCCAACGATCCCAAAGAGGAAGCCGAGATTGCAGCCATATGGTACTCTGCCGGAGCCATGAGCACAGAGGCGATGCTTGAGGCGCGGGGCCTCAAGGAAGGCTCCGAAGCTTTCGACAAAGAGCTTGAGCGCCTCAAAGCCGCCCAGCCACCTGCACCGGAGGCCCCTGTGGTAGAGCTGCCCGGCCTGGAGGCCATGAATGCCGGCCAGCCTGCTCAGTGATGCCCAGGCCCAGCGCCTGATTAAGCTCTATGATGGCGCCGAGAAAGAGATCCTGGCCGAGATCAATAGGCTCCTCCTGAAAGATCCAGCCTCAGAAAGCTACAGCATGGCCTGGCAGAAGACTCTCCTCCAGAGAGTCCAACAAATCAGGGCAGATCTCCAGAAGGGCTCAAGGACCTGGTGCCAGGAAGCCATCCCCGATTCCTATATGAAGGGCATGGCATGGGCGGATAAAGATCCACTCATGGGTGGCAAGGCCATTCCCGGCTTTGGATCGATCCATCAGCGGGCCGCGCAAGTGCTGGCCGAAAATACCTATAATCGCCTCCAGGATGTGGGCCAGGTCGTAGGCCGCAAGGTTGACGACCTCGCGCGGGCGATCTCACTGGAAGCCACAAAGGGCTCTGTCCTCGGCTACCAGACCACTCGCCAGGCGGCAAAGAAGATCAAGGCAGACCTGGCCGAAAAGGGCATCACAGGATTCACCGACAAGGCCGGGCGCTCATGGAACATGGGCAGGTACGCGCGGGTCCTGGCCCAGGAGACCACCAACGGCGCTTTCCGGCAGGGATCTATCAACCGCTATCAGGAACATGGCCATGATCTGGTGCGGATATCCAGCCACACCAAGTCCTGCCCCAGGTGCGTTCCCTGGCAGGGCCGGACCCTGAGCCTGTCCGGAACCGATCCGGATTATCCCTCTCTGGCTGAAGCCCAGAGCGCGGGGCTGCTCCATGTGGGCTGTCTCCATGTGCTCAGCTTGGCGCCGGAGGAGAAGGACAGGTACATAGCGAGCCTGAAAGAAAGGTCCGCTGCAATCCGAAACTCATAATCATCTTTTCACAGTTTAGGCTACAGGAGCCTTAATCCTGGGAGATACATTCTATGGCAGATACCGCAACGCCACCAGCCGGCACGCCTCCGGCAGATCCAGCAGGCGGGCAACCAGCGCAGCCACCGGCGGCAGACCCGGGGAAGACACTTACTCAGGCAGAAGTAGACGCGATAGTCAAGGCCAGGCTGGCCAGAGACCGCGAGGCTCTGGAGAAAGACCTGGGAATGAGCCTGAAGGACGCCAAAGCCCTGGCGGCAGCCAAGAAGAAGGCAGACGACGACGCCAAAAGCGAAGTCGACCGGCTGAAGGGCGATGTCAATACTCACAAGGCCACTGCCTACAAGGCAACGCTTGAACTAACCAAGATCCGGGCATTGGTTAAAGCAAAGGTAGATCCTGAAAAGTTGGATGCGATGTTAAAGCGCGTCGTAGGCTCGACTCCAGAAGAGATCGAAGCCGATGTGCTTGAGCTGGCGGGACTCGGACTCTTGGCAGCCAAGACGCCACAGGGCGCACAGGGCGCGGGTAATCAGGGGCTGATGAAACAAGAGCAGCCTGATCTCGGTCAGCAGATCGCCGCCGCCGAGAAGGCCGGAAACACCGCTTTGGCGATTCAATTGAAGCTGAAAAAACAAGGCTTAGGATGATTCTAAATGGCAAATGCTGATGCACAGGCTACGTATTGGAATACGGAGCAATATCATGGCGTCCTGCTCACTATGGGCGCTAAGGAAACGCCTTTCTTAAATGCAATTGGGGGCGCGGGTGGAATGGCCCGGTACAAAGTGGCGAAAGACTGGAAGTTCGCCATGTCCTCACAGAACGAACTCGACGCCGAGTCCCAAAGCAGCATCACAGAGACCGCATCTCTGACCGCACCTACTGAGCGGAACTACGACAGAAGCCAGGAGTATAATGTCTGTCAGATCCTGCAGAAGACCGTGGGCGCGAGCTATGCGGCTCAGTCTGCCCTGGAAGCCTTGTCTGGCATCTACCTGGCTGAGAATCTGGCCGATGTCAATGATCCGATGGTCAGCAATCTCCAGATGACCCTCTTGCAGTCCGCCAGGGAGATAGAATATCATGTCCTCAACGGAACCTACAACCTGGCAGCCAACGCCGGCCAGGCCATGCAGACCAGAGGCATAACCTCCGCAATATCCACCAATGCGGTAGACGCCGGCGCTGATGCCCTCACCACGGCGGACTTTGACGCGATGATCCTGCTCCTGAAGGAGACCAGTTTTGCTCCTCTGAAGAATCCAGTCCTATGCTGCCGCTACTCTGTGAAAAAGAAGCTCTGCGATCTGTATGGCGTCTCTCCCTTCGCTACTCCTACCAACAATATAGGGACAATCAGCGGCGCAATTGATACCATTGTCACCGAAGCTGGAAAGTTCCCAATTATGGAAGTGGATCAGGTCGCCGCCGCGACTATCCTGTTGATTGACATGGCCGCTTGCAGTCCCGTGTTCCTGCCGAAGCCCGAGCGGAACGGCAACCCCGGTGGCATCATGTTCCTGGAGCCTCTGTCCAAGACCGGTGCGGCTGACAGGCTGCAACTCTATAGTCAGTATGGTCTGGATTACGGTTCCGAGAAGCTTCACGGCAAGATAACCAACTTCACCTAAGGAGGAAACATGAGAAAAATTCTCATTATCTCCCTTTTGGCCATGATGCTGATAGGGGATGTACTGGCTGCCACCTGGAGCGCTCCGCCCGCATATACAGGCGGTGGAAGGGGTATTCATACGCGGTATCTTTGGGTAGATAATATTGCATCGGATACCGGCACTGATAACGATTTCGGGCATATTGCTATCCAGACAATAGCCGCTGCCGAGAGCACCGACACCGATCAGCTCAAGGCAGCCGCGGTCAATGAGTTTAACAGCACCACGCACTTTCTGCTGTTATCCACTGATACCGCTTTCTTGGATCAGCCAGACGTTCCTCGTAACATCATTGCTACGATGAATACGAGCACCAGTGGCTCTCTGAAGCTCACCGGCACGGATATCAGTGGCGCAACAATCACCGAGAATCTAACATGGTCATCTGCAACCGGCGCAAAATCTTCTACGAAGGCTTTCAAGACCGTGACCCGAGTAGACGGCACATGCACGACCAACACAGCTCAGTTCATTTTGGGCACCGGTGATCTCCTCGGGCTGAACACAAAACTTGGGGCCACGAATACCGTCCTATTCTGTGCCCTGGGTGATACCCGAGAAAGCACTGCCCCAACCGTTACCGCTTCTGCAACAGTGCTCTCGCTGAACACTATCGACACCAATTCTGCGCCTGGCGGAGCTGTCACAAAGGTCTGGATGGTGGTCTAATGTGACCATCGTTTATACGAAAAGGCCTCTGCCTATCGGTGTGACTGTTGTTAGGTCTCAGACCCGCATGGAGCTTGGGCCGGATGAGCTGGTCGAAAAGCTTTCGCGGCAAGGCTTCATCGAGACTGAGGCAGTGAAGTTGGCCCGCGAAAAGCCCAAAGAAAAGCTTACCGAGCCTGAAAAAAAGCTTACCAAAAAGCCGGAGAAATCCGGCTGAATATCTCTTTAGGGGGCCGAAATGACGAATACCACTCTAGGGGTGGTCCATGACATCCTGACCATATCGGTATCAGGCGGCGCTCTGAGCAAGACCTGCACGGTGCAGATATATTACAGGTGATTAGATGGCCGTCGAGATATCTATTGTAGGCGAAAAGATCATCCTAACCGAAACTACCGACGCGGACGGGGATGATATGGCAGACGTGGCCGAAGGCATACAGGTATTGGATGAGGTGCCGACGGACCTGTCTGTGTTTGAAGATGGAAGCATGTTCAAAGTCGGGGATAGGATTTATGCAGTCCACAAAAGCTAAAGCTAAGGAGATGTGATATTAAATGCCAGCAGCAACAGTTAAAAGTATTGCATATGCAGACGAAGTAGCCGCGCTGACAAGCGACGCCCCCGCCGATATCGGATCTACCGCCGCCGCCGGTGACGGCACAACAGCGGCACGATCAAACCACGTTCACGAGATTGGCTCGGGGGCAGTGGGAGATACGATCAAATTAGCCGCCGGTGTAATCGATTTCCAGGCGGTCCCAGTAGCCGCGCCTGGCCCGACCGAACTCGTCAAGGGTATGGTCTACATGGACGGCACCACACTAAAGGCAGTCACTGTGAGCTATTCTGCATAGGTGGCTCATGAAAGAATCCGACCAGGTTAACCTGATGCTCGAAATCGAGCACATGAAGGAGCAGGCCACCAAAGACCGAAAGGCAATGGATGAATTGCTTGCCTGGAAAGCGCATCAGGAGCAGGATAGTCTCGCCAGAATCGGCCAATACTGCAATGAACTTAACGAATATTTTATTAAGCGCAAAGCAACCATTTCAGAAGTGCTTGCCGTCCTGACCATGCTCAAGGATCAGCATAGCAGGGCATTCGTTGAGGGAAAAGCAGTATTCAAGTAGAGTGGAGGTCAAATGACAGCGGCAACCGTGAAAGTGGTAGCATACAAAGAAGATCTCAATTGCCGGACCATCAATGTAATAATCGGGGACGGCAGCGCGGCCATAACTACCACCGTCCCTGTCAAGGCCGCTGTAGAAATCCCTTGCGCCTGCACTATCAAGACCGCGCGGCTTTACTCTATCGATAATACATCAGGCGCAATAGCCATCGCTGTCTGGAAAGATTCTTATGCCAATCATCCACCGATCGCGGCAGACCTAGTAGATACCTTCTCCATAGCTGCCTCGGGCGTTAAGTCTGAGGAGACCGGACTTTCAATTTCGTTGGCGAAGGGTGATGTGCTCTTCTTCAATGTGGATTCGGTGACCTCGATGAAGCATATCTTGATAGCCCTTGGGGTAGAGATTTGAACATGGATCTAATCACATATATATATTACAAACTTCATCAAATTAGAAACTGGCTAAACTTTGGTGCCTTGTGTGATCGTCCGTTGGGAATCCATGCCACAACGAAAGTATATAATTTGAAGAATATAGAATACGACCCAACCACGGGCAACGTGTTCAGGCAGCCGGGGGGCATTTATTCTGCCGCTGCCCAAATTAAGATCGGATCTCATACCTGGATAGGGCCAAATGTTGGGATTATCACGCAGAACCACGATCTGGCTAACCCGGACATATACTCAGAACCAGAACCGATAACCATAGGCACTTACTGCTGGATTGGCATGAACGCGGTAATCCTCTCCGGAGTGGTCTTGGGAGATCATACGATCGTTGGCGCGGGCTCAATCGTGACACATAGCTTTCAAGATGGGCACTGCATCATTGCAGGCAACCCCGCAAAAGAGATCAGGAGATTATAACTTGGCTTGGCTTTCTGGATACTCTCATAGGATATTAATCCCCATCAACCATTCGGATGACGGGGAATTAACGAGTTTCCAGGTCAGGATCGCTATTCTGGAGGGCATCGGATCAAATTCTGCTGGCAGCATCTATCTGAATGACTGGGCATTGAACTGGCCTTATGATATCCGTTTTACTTCTTCAGACGGCTCGACGCTTATCGATTTCTGGCGGCAGGAATATGACGCAACTGACGGCACCTGGATCGTAGAAGTCCCTACCATAGCAGATTCTGGCACCACCGATATATACCTATATTGGGGGAAGGCGGCAGACACCGACGCCAGCAGCGCAGCAAACACTGCCAAGGATGGTGCCGGATATGTGTTTCCGGTCAATGCGGCGCTTGACGCTGATTTTTGGGATACCACCGTTGGCTCGCCGCTTGTATCGCTCGCCCCTGCGTTGCCTGCTGCGACAAGCGGCGTCACCGTCTCTGCCGTCTCCGGAAAATATGAGGCATGGCCTACAATAGTCAGAGACAGCAACGGCAGGCTGTATCAATTCTACCGGACTGAGGACAGTGATACTCATCCCTATTCAGCTTCTGGGAAAATTGCCTATAGAACGTCAGACGATGACGGAGCAACGTGGTCCGATGAAGTGGCAGCCACATCAACATCCGATATGGACGAACGCGACCCGGGCGCGTTGGTGTATTCCAATGGCGGCGTAGAGTCGGTGATGCTGGTCTACAATGAAGTTGATGCCAGCGCAAATTCCACTATGTACTGTCAGATTGCTCCAATTTCAACTATGAGTTTTGCAGACAAAATTACCATCAAATCTGGGGCTAATCGATGGAGTGCGGCAAACCCGGTGGAGTTGTCAGATGGAACCATTCTATTGCCATGCTACACGAATGGTGGAAATGTGTATGTGGAAAAATCAACAAATGATGGGGCCTCTTGGTCAGAGATCACTGTCACCGCCGGAGATACCACATACCATCCCGATGAAAGTTGCATAATCGAGCTGAAGACGACCGGCAGCTATGCCGGAAAAGTTGCCCTCATCAGTCGGTGCGAAGTATCTCCTTATGGCTATCGGAAATCGGAATCGGCGGACTACGGCGACACGTGGGGGGCCTATGCCGCCGTATCTACTCTTTCCGCTCCTGATGTGGCCTGCCCGATCCATGTAGGCCGAATGCAGAATGGCGGCCTATCTGCGATATATACAGACGGTTATAATATTGTCCAGTACATCTCCCAGGATGAGGCGGTCAATTGGATATATGTTGGGATGTTGGTAGATAGAGACAGCCCAGAATCCAAGCATTATGCCAAAGCTCTATACTATGGAGATTATGTTTACGTGGCATGGTGTACGAATTCGACCACTTCTAACGTATATTTCAACAAAGTTCAACTGTTTCCGTTTCTAAGGTTTGCCAGCACCGGCACCGATCCTGTCTACTATCAGGGGCCGAGCGTTTCCCGTCCCGCGATTGTAGAATCCATGATACAGTTCCACGATGATGATGCTTCATACAAATATCCTACCCCGTTTGGATTCGGTCGATATATCGCAGACTATTCTGTTGACTGTGCGGGTCTAATTATCTACACATCTAACAAACATTGCCTCACCACTACCACTGGCGGCAACCGAACACTATCTGGGACTGGCATCAACAAAGACAATGCGTGGAGTCTTTGGAAGATCGTTTGGGCCGCCGACCTGGCTAAATATTTCGATGATGGGTCACAACAGGACAGCAACATAACAACCAACGTACCTAGCGCCAATATGCCGATTTGGATAGGCAGAACCGTATACACCAATGTACCGTCTCGCTGCCTGGCGCGGTGGATCTTCGTCCGAAAATACACCGCCAACGAACCGACCTGGGCAACTCCGGGAAGCCACGAATCCTATTCTGCGTCATCACAAATAATTATTATATAAAGGTGGCTCTGATGACTAAACGATACGTCCTAATAGATTCTGAAGACCTGACGGGGTTTAAGCTCGGGTCGGTCTACACCGAGACGGCCCCTACTGCCTCCTCCTATCTCGATGCCGCCTCAGCCGATACCCTAGCAGCATCTCGGCGCACAGACGCCGCCTGGGCAGCCGCAACGGCAGTCCAAAAGCTGTCCGCACTGGAGGAGGCCACCCGAAATATCGATGGCATGATTCTCAGGGGGACAAAGTACGACTCTGATCAGGCCCTGGAATTTCCTCGGATCATCGATGGAGTCATAGTAGGGAATTCTGATCAAGATGCAGAAGTCCCCGATGCGGTCAAGTGGGCCTGCCTGGAGGAGGCCATAGCCATCCTGGCAGCAGGGTCCGGCAGCCTCAAGGATCTCCAGGAGCAGGGCGTCTCAAGCATGTCCATCGGCGGCAAGCTGTCTTATTCCTTCATCGCAGGGGCGGGCCAATCATCGCTCCAGAGCGCCGCTGCAAAGCGATATATGAGGCGCTACACGGGGGCAGAAGTAAGATGAGCATCCTCCCACCGGGCCTCGGCGAGACCGTGACGCTCCGGCACAAGATCGGCCAGAACGAATACAACGAGCCAACCTATACTGATTCGTCTATCACCGTGATCTGGTTCGACTCTAAGAAGGTCATTCGGCAGCAGGACCGGGAAGACAAGGTATGCAATGCCTATCTCCTGACGGAGGATACCACAATTGCAGAGGGCGATGCGGTCACCAGGGGCGATGTGACATGGCCGGTTGGGCCGGTCGAGACAACACAAGGATATGGGGCATATCTTAAGGTCGTGGGGATAGATTGAGATGCCGAAAGTAGACTGGGAGGGGGATGCCCAGGCGAAGCGGGCCGAGGATGCGGTCAAGAACATAACCCGCATTACTGCTGAGAATGTGCTTGGTGCGTCTCATGATCTATGTCCCCTCTCTGATGAGACCACCGTTCCTGGTGGCCCTCACGGCGCTCTCAGGGCATCTGGCCATGTAAGCGAGGTTAAAGGCGGCTATGAGATCGCATACGAACAGGAATACGCATTAGTGATGCACGAAAGCCAGAATTATACCCCCTCTCACCCTGGCACCGGCCCCAACTACCTCCGGCAGCCTCTACTGGATGCTGAAGATCAGTACCACAAGGACATAGCCGATGCCCTGAAGGCGATTTGGGGATGAGCGCAGATCTGGAGTTCCTGGATGAGCTGGTGGCCGGCATGGATGCGGCCACGCTCTACTGGCTCCAGGCTCGGATCGCCCGGCGGCTGGCGGCCATGAGGCCGGGGATCACAGCGCGAAGGGCTATAATTAGAAAATAATAATAGTTTCGCCTGTTCTGAGATTCCCACCTCCGCATAAGGCGAAACTCCCTCCTTATTATGCTCCTAAAATACTTATGGCTCCGGCTGCTCGATTTTGCCGAGGCGGTCCCCGGCAAGCCATTAGACGACATAGACCGGATGCTCCAGGCAGACATCGAGCGCAGAAAAGAGCAGCGGTGGACTGAATATTATAATCACCCTGAATAGAGGTTTTGAAGATGAAAAAGATATCTGCAATACTGATTACATTGGCGTTGCTGCTTGCTCTGGCGGGTACTGTCGGGGCGGCCAACTACATGTACGAAAAGGCATCGGTGAAAGGCGTAGGATATATGGAGCAACAGAAGATCATCTCCACCCAGACTGGCTTTGAGGGCCAGAAGTTGGTGGAGAAGGTAGCCGGATCAGGCAACGTGATCTCTTTGCACTCTGAGATAGAAGTAGAGCGGCAGCTCCAGAGAGGCGGCGTCCCTGTAGGCTCTGTATGGGTCCCTCCTGTGATTGACGAAGAATCTGGTGAGGTCTTGGAAGAAGGCTACTGGAGCCAGACTATGTGTCCATGGCCGACGGGTGTAGGCTGCCCTATGGATTACATCAACTTCACCAAGGAAGCTGAATTTGAGTACATGCCCATCAGCTACCAGACCGGCCAGTATGATGCCAAATGGACGGACAAGCTTTGTGTCCAGAACTACAAGATAGGTGCCGTGCTGACTGAGATGTATACTCATGCCGAGCATCTCCAGAGGACCACTGAGGTCAAGACTAGGGGCTATGGCCTGGTAATGAACGGATCTCAGGGCAAGGGCTATGATAATGCCAACGGCTGCTCTCCATGCTGCACCGGTGTCTTGGAGGCTAATCTTAACAGCAATGTGATTGGCGTTGCTCATATCGGATGGCTCTCCAAAGATCCTTCTGGAGATAATCAGCTCAAAGGCCGTCATGCTGAATATGGCAGATCCGTGGATGACCTGACCGGCGTGTTCTCTGTAGAGAAGTTCATCCAGCTCTGGGGCAATTCCACCTGCGGCTCGATCTCTGTTGATTGGCTTCCCTGCGTGTGATTCTGGAGAAGAGGGAGGCAAAGGATATGATCAAATTTGTAGCGGCTTTCATAGCCGCTTATCTTATTTTAGCTGGAGGCTTCTGCCTCTTTGCCAATATCGCTGGCGCTCAGGCAGATATCCTGCCCATTGAGCCACCCACGCTCCAGGCCAAGAACGTCCATATCATGACGGCCGATGAGAGATCTGAGATACTGATCTATGATATATGGAAGCCTTCGGAACTTGATCGGGTCACGATTGGCAAGGGCGCTGCACTCGGAATTGTGCATGAGAAGAATCTCGCCCCGGCTGAGCCTTATGGGTGGCTGGCATTCGTCTCCCAGGATGCCCTCGGCTCCTGGCGGGGCAGTGCTGAGGCAATGGCATACGGAGGGCTATAGATGCCAAAACCCGAAGATGAGCTGACACCCGAGGAGCTGCCTGAGATCGGGCTCCATGAGGGCGATAGGCCAATAGTCACAGAGGACATGTTTGAGGACGGGATCTGTTTCTTCCCAGGTCCTGATGCAGACATGCCCTCGGCGGTGAGGATTGCTGCACCGATCAATATCCTGAAATTTGTGAAGGCTGCTGTGGTCCTGGATAACGATTCAGCAGAAGGATTCAAGACTGTAAAATGGGCCTATCCTGAGCCATCGCCCGGAGATGTTATCGGCTTGGTCCTGAATCGGGGCGCTATCGCCAGGCTCCAGGAAGCCTACAACGGCAGGGCATTCCTCTTGCAGGCCCCCAACAAAACCGGGCAGTGGCTCACCCTGGCAGAATGGAATGGTGAGTTTAAGACGGATGGCTTAGACGTGCTCGCCCGTATGCGGTGGGAGTGGTTCACCAAAGGGGGCGGTGTAGGGACTCCTGGCCAGCAGGTCTCGGGCACCCATCAGCACGGCCAGGCGAAAGCAGATCCTGAGAAGAAGTATGTCAAGATCGGGGGGACGGATGGGAGGAAGTGGTGACATGGCAGATGATGATTTCATTTCTACCATTTCAGAGGGCACAATAGAGATCAATGGCTGGAAGGCCATAGGAGTCCGGTTATATTCTTTGGCACTCATTGTTCTAATTCCCTTTGTGGTAGCCGCTTCATGGGTGGCATATCAGACAGGGGATATCTCGGCCCTCAAAGAACTGGCTCTTGTGATTGTTGCTTTCTTCTTTGGGAAGAAGGCATGAGGTCGATATGTTAGAAATCGTGCATTGTGGTGGGTGCGGTAAACAGATCCTTGAATCAGATGCCCCAAATGTTATAGTTGGGAAAAATCCCCAACAATTTTGCTCTGAGTGCGTGAAATGGGCAAGCATTATTCGTCCCGAGGGCGATAAATGGAAATTGAGTCCGGTGATCTAATGCCGCCTGCCCTTTGGCCTTTTTTCCTGCCCGGCCCCATGAGCGCGGCGGAATGGAGCGTGCGCTATGCCCGACTTGGATAGCCAAATCTTGACGAAGTTGGGTAGCATGGAGGAAAAAATAAACGGCTTGAAACAGACAATGGATGGCGTATGCGATTTTAAAGATGAGGTTAGCAAAATCGCCCAAGAATTCCTCCTCTACAAAGAAGAGCGCCGAGATCTCCCTGCCCGACTGCAACGAGTCGAAACAAGGTCAATAGATACCGAAAAAGAGTTTAAAGAGCATTGCCGAAATACTGCTTGGATTGCTGAGAAGGTAGCCAAGTCTGATAACTACTTCAAGGCGGCAATCCTGGCCTGGGGAATAGTGGTTTCTGTTGTGGCACTCATGGTCACGTTGGGAAAATATCTCGGGATAACTTTTGTTATAAAATGAGGTGATGTGGAGATATGTATTGGTGCATTAATGTTAGCCGTAATTCTTGCACAGACTGTGATTAATCTCATTCTGTATTTGACAATCAAAGAATTGCGGCGAAAGTATCTCCATAATAAGTCAAAATAATTGCTCGATTCAAGCAATTTTGCGAATAATGATTATGATCGAATATCTATGTGCTGTCGTCCTGATCCCGCTGGCGATCAAGGGCTGGCTCATGATGATCCGAGGCGAGAACGTCTTTAGCCGGAGGCGGCGGTATTGAAGATACTCCTCCGATCGGGGACTTCGATTATCGAAGACTTGGAAAACCTGCAAAAATGGAAAGATATTATGATGGGGCCCGCCTCGCCGGTCACCTATTCAACCGATTCCTACGGCTTGATAATATTTCGCAGCACAGACATCTTAGAAATCCGAGTCGAATTGGATGAGGTGGCGGCACTATGAGCATCCTTGAAGATATCGCTATCCAGCTCAATACCGCTGGCGTGGGCGTCTATCCCGGCACCAGCTCTACCAGGACCATCTACATAGCCGAGATGCCGGACAGCCCGGATGCCTGCATAGCACTCTATGCCAGGCCAGGGAGGGCCAAAGAGGTCTTCTGCGATCTGCAATATCCTGACCTCCATGTAGAAGTCCGGGCAGCCACCTATGCAGCAGCCCAGACCAAGGCGGAGGCCATAGACTCGGCCCTCCATGCTCAGCACGACATCACCCTGAGCACGCACACATACCTCCTTATCCGGGCCAGGGGCGTGCCCTGCAAGCTTGAGGTAGATGACCGGAACAGGACAATATTCTATCAGAACTTTGAAGTCACAAAAGGAGCATAATTTTTATCGCAGTCCTATTTTTTCTAATAATAGTTTTCGCAGTTTATTATAAACCGCAATTTGCGGAATAAAAGCATACTTCGAGGTATAGATATGACATCTGCTATTAGCGGCATGACTGGCTCCCTCTGGTTATGTGCCACTGTAGACGGCACATATAAGGAGCTGGGCGAGATGAGCGATCTTAAGATGAAGGTCGACGGGAAGGACATCGACACGAGCAACAATGGAGATGGTGGATGGGGATCTTCAATCGCAGGCGCGAAGAGCTGCGAGATATCTGGGGGAAATAACTTGGTGATGGCTGATGAGGGGTATGTCCTATTGGCAGCAGCCCTGTTCGCTTCCACTATGGAGATCTACTGCAAGATCCTCCAGAGCGGTACTCCCACATCCTCCCCAGTAGGATGGTCCGGGCTGTTCCGAGTCAGCAGCAACAATTTCCAGCTTGTCAGCCCTTCCTCTCAGCAGAAGCTTGACTTCAATCTCAAGAATGTCGGCGCCGTGGCCCCAATAACCTGAGGCTGACTCATGACTCTTGCCAAGAGCGGCCTGGATGCCGCCCTATTTCTCGATGAGCCGGAGGAGTATGTGGTCACAGCCACTCTCGGCTCTAATCGGGATATCTGTTTTGTGTCAAAAAACCATGCAACAAACAAGGTCGAGATTGTGGTGGGTGGGGTCACTGCACCCCTGTCAGTGGCTGTGGTTGGCCCTAAGCTTACCATCACCAGCGCCAATACTGACGGCTCCGCCACCAGCACCGCGGCCCAGATTGTGGCCGCAGTGAATGCGGACGCCAACGCATTCGCCCTCTTTGAAGCCAGGCTCCCGCCCGGCAGCACGGGTGCGGGCGTGACTGGGGCGATGTCTGAGGCCACCGCTCATGATGGGGTCCACTTCACAGAAACCAGTCTGGCAGACACCGGAGATCACAAGACCTTCCAGGCAGCGGCGGGGTCTCGATATTGGTCTTCGATGACGAAGCTGGAAGTTGATGTAGGGCATGATGGATCTTGGGTGGAGCAGACCAGCGGCTATACTGTCTCCTTAGTAAAAGGCAGCATAACTCTGGACACGGCCATTGCGACGGGGGATCTTGTCCGAGCCACTGGGATACGACGGTCTCTCCTTGCTTTCAAGAAGGTCTTCGGGCTGTTTGACTGTAAGCTCAAAATCGGAAGCAAGGATATAGACACAACCACAGGAGATGATGGTGGATGGACTTCTTCAATTGCAGGTGCTAAGAACTGGGAGGCATCGTATGGGTCATTCTTCTACGACGGGGAAATCCCCATCTCAAAGCTTTCAGTCAGCTACTATTGGAAGTTCTACAGCACACTTGCAACAGTGCCGTTTGCTATCGGAAAGGGCATAATCCAGAGCCTGGAGAATCTGCTAGTAAACCCCAACGATGCCCAGAAGCAAACCGGCACTATCAAGGGATCGGGCGAGTTGTATTTGGAATAAATCGAGGACAGGGGGAAGTGATGGCAGGATGCATTCGGCCTGATCCCCTCCCTCACACTTAAGGGAGAAATTGATATGGAATTTAATTGGACATTCAAGGCAATAAAGGACTTTGAGAGGTACGGCAAGAAGATACTCAAGCAGCAGGACATCAAGGTAAATGGCCAGTCTACGATAGGGATGCCACTGCCTGCAGGAGCACTCCTGGCCAATTTCGTCAAGCTTTCAGAGATCACCGAGGGCGCTATTGCGGCAATGGTCGGAGACCTGGATAAGAAACCCTCCGATGCTCTTGAGGCAGCAGATAAGGCCATTCAGGAGATGCTGGATTCTGGCGACAGCCTGGAAGATATCCAGAACAAGCTCTATAGATCCTATCTGGAAACATCTGACCCTTCTTCTATACCGATGTGGGAAGCCGCCCTGGAAAAGGATCGGCTGAAGAAGGCGGCGATCCTCAAGAATCCTTCTGGCGAACCGTCTACCACATAGCCTACGTAGAGCTGGGCCTGCTGCCGGACCAGTTCTGGCAGCTCACACCCGGCGAGCTGGCGCTGCTCCAGGAGCATAGGCTTCAGGAGATTGAGAGAGCGCAGGAGCTGGCCGCCTTCACAGGCTACTGCACAGCTTCTGCCGTGGCAAAATGGTTCAATGAGGGGCTGCCCGGCTTCTCGGAGTTCTACCAGAAGCCCACAGAGCCCGCACCTCAGACCACATCAGAAGATTACAAAGCAAGATACGATTCTTGGCAATGAGTTTTTAGAGGAAGTTATACTATGACTGAAGCCGGCAGGATTACCGCCCTTATAGACGGAGATATCTCGGGGCTCAAGACCGCCCTCGGGCAAGCCCGGAGCGAAGCTACCAGCGCCGTATCCGGGATTGAAGGCAGCTTCAAGGGCAGCCTGGGCGCCGGCCTGAAGGACTCCATGAGCGGCATTGCCTCCTCTATGGGCCCTATCGGCGGTGCTCTGTCTGCAATAGGTCCTGCTGGCATCGCAGCAGGAGCCGGGATTGCTGTTGTAGGTGGGGCAATCTCTTCCTCCGTAGCTGTGGCTGGCCAATTTCAGCAAACAATGTCCGGCGTGGCTGCCGTGGCCGGGGCAACGGCTCCACAGCTAGAGCTGATGGCCACTGCTGCCCGAGACGCCGGCGCGTCCTCCGTATTCAGCGCCAGCCAGGCAGCCGAGGCAATGGGCTTCCTGGCATCCTCCGGCATGAGCGTCTCTGACACCATCGCCACCCTGGAGCCTACACTATTGATGGCTGCTGCCGGTGGCCTGGGCCTGGCAGAAGCCGGCGATCTCATGGCCGGGTCTCTGGCGCAGTTCGGCCTGGCTGCTGGAGATGCTACCGTGGTGGCAGATACCCTAGCAGCAGGCGCAGCCGCCTCCAATGCCAGCGTGACCCAGTTGGGCCAGGGTCTCCAGAACGTGGGCCCGATGGCCGCCAGTGTGGGGATGAGTCTCCAGGAGACGACGGCAGCCCTGGGAGTCTTCGCTAACAGCAATATCAAGGGCGCGGAGGCCGGCACCGCATTGAAGTCCATGATAGCCTCCCTGCTGGGGCCAACCAAGGGCGCTGCAGCAGCCTTCGCCGAGATGGGTATCAGTGCAGATCAGGTCAACCCCACTCTGCACTCCTATGATGAGATCATGAGCACGCTGAAGGGCAGCCATATGACTGCTCAGCAGGCCGTGGCGATCTTCGGCAAGGAGATGGCCGCCAATGCCCTGGTAGCCGTGAACGGGGCAGACAGCTATGATGAGCTGCTCACGAAGGTCTCAGAGACTGGCAAAGCCTCCGAGATGGCCACCACCCAGACAGACAACTATAAGGGGGCGATGGATGAGTTCGGCGGTGCCGTCGAAGAGGCCCAGATCGCATTAGGCAATGTGTTTCTCCCAGTATTAACCAACGTGGTCCAAGGGCTGACCGTTGGTGTTACTGCCGTCACTGAATTCGGGAAAGCGTTGGGTGATATGGTCCAGGGAGGCGCGGCCCTCCTGGGGGAGCTATTCGACCCCGAAAACTGGATGAGCACCCCGAAGGAATTCGTAGAGAACCTAGACGATGCCTTCCTAAGCGCCCTTGGGATCGACATAGGCAATACTGTCGGGGATGCGGTGGCAGAAGACAGCGATCTGCCGAAGGCTCCAGGCGAGGCGCTGGGCAGTCCGGAGGCTCTGGCGGGGGCAGGCGATGCGGGTAAAGATATTGCCGCTGCTGTATTCGATCCTGAAGCCTGGCAACTTGAGGCCAATGATGCAATAATTACTTCCATGAAGGCTGCCGGTGCGGGTGTAGCGCGGGCGGACTGGAAGAAGGATCTCGGTGAGATAATCGGCCTCACGACATCGAATGGTGTCGAGATCTCATCCACTATCGGGGGGGACAAGTCTCATAGCTATGTGATCCTCAAAACGCCTGGTGGAGCCGAGTTCAAGAAAGAGTATTATGCATCCGGCTACACCCGCGAGCAGGCCCTCCATGATCTCGTCATGGAGAACAAAAATGCCCTAGGGTTGGATGAGATCGGCACAATGGAGCTGGAAGGGCTCTATGATCAAGCTGATCTCCTGAAAATCAAGGCCGGCCTCAAGGTCGAAGTCGAAACCAAGCTCGACCTATTCCAGATAGTAGAACCCCAGACATTCCTGGAGGATCAGGCATCTGCTCTTGGATCAGCATTAGTCGCTGCCATGAAGGACGGGGTAATCAAGGGCTCAGAGGGAGACGATCTGCTGGGTCTGGCCCGGAGCCTGGAGAGCTGGGGCAGGATCTATCCGGAAGAATACGGCAAGCTGGCAGGCAGCGATTATATCCAGGCCATGATAGACGCCGTGGAGGCCGGGGACTTCAAGGGCGCTATGGCTGCGCTTGGGCAAATCGCGGGGGCGGACATGGGGGCCGCTGCAGGAGAGGCCGCATCAGAGGCCCTGGCGAGCAAGCTCCAAGACGGCACGGGGATGTTCTATGGAGATCTCCAGACAAAAGTCCATGACTGGACCGAGTATGTGACCCCCGAGGGCGGCTACGTGGGGCCGACCGAATATTATGATGATTACTATGCCCAGAAGGCCGGACAAATCGAGCGAGCTGCAGAATCTCTGAAGAATATAGAGGACATCAGGATCGGGGCAGAACTCGATACCACAAAAATAGACGCTGCCATCAAAGGATTCTCCGATGACTTGAAAGTATTCCCTATGGACATTGACAGCGCAGAAGCTGAAAAGGTCCTCCTGCGAATGGATGCAACCATCGAGACCGCCAGAGTCAAGCCCGTGATTGTGGACGGGTCTGCGGCCATGGCCGTCATTGCGCAGATCGATGCTGCCGCTGGCCGTACCATCACCAAGACTATCATGGCTCAGGTGCTGTATGGCTATGGCAGCTCTTTTGGAGGGGGAGATGACAATTGGCTCTCTTTCGCCAATGAGGGCTATGTTCGATCCCCCACCCTGGCCGTGATCGGGGACCGGCCGGGAGGAGAATATGTAGTGGGAGCCGCTCGATTCGAGGCCGCTGCCGCACAGATGCGGTCGGGCGGCGGGGCCCCTCAGATCACCATCAACTATTCCCCTGTAATCAACGGCGCAGGACTCTCTCAAGATGAGCTCTCCAGAGTCCTGGAAGAGCATGATGAAAAACTGGTGAACAAGATAATCGAGGCCAAGGAGTGGGGATAGATGTATCTCAAGACCGACATCAAAAGGGCCAAATGGGTCCGCAAGACCTCAGAGGAATTCGCCAGCCAGACCTATATCAATGCTCTTGTGGAGCTGAATGGCAAGATCTACGGCGGCTCCTATCCCACCCCCCTTCTCCTGGAGTGGAATGGTGCAGACGACTGGATCATGAGGTCCGGAGAGGTAGGCACCCCACCTAACGAAGAGTTGGGCATCGAATCCCTGGCCGTCTTCAACGGCAAGATCTACGGCGGGACTCATCCGAGAGGCAAGCTGGCCGAGTGGAATGGGAGCAACGCATGGGCCGAAGTGGCCCCACAGTACGGCAGCGAGACCCAGATCTTCGCCCTGGCCGTCTACAACGGCAAGCTCTACGGTGGCACGAATCCCGGAGGTAAGCTCCTGGAATGGAATGGGAGCAACGCATGGGTCGAGGTGGCCCCAAAGTCCGGGGATGAAACTAAAATCCAATGCCTCCTGGTCTACAACGAAAAGCTCTATGCTGGAACCTATCCCCACGGCAAGCTCCTGGAGTGGAACGGCAGCAATGCCTGGGTCGAAGTTGCCGGCCAGCCATCCGGTGAGACCCAGATCCATTCTCTTTGTGAATTCGAGGAGGATCTGTATGGCGGAGGGGCTACCGGGAAGCTCTATAAGTGGAATGGCAGCAATGCTTGGGTCGAGGTAGCCGCGGCAGTGGCAGCTATCCCTATCTGGACTCTTTCGGTTTTCAAAGACAAGCTAATAGGATGCACCGGCAGCGACACCGGGAACGGAGGCACGCTCTTAGAGTGGAACGGCTCGGACGCCTGGACTCTCAAGATCGCCACGCCTCTCCATACCCAAACGGTGCGCTCTGCTATAGTCTTTAATGACGAACTCTATGTAGGCACCGAAAATGGCGCCATGCTTTTCCAGCTCGACTGGGCCAAGCCGGCGAGCGTGGCTACCACTCCTGACGATGAACTGAAAATCTATGTACTGCCCAAAGGCACTACTGAAATTGATGCTACGTCTATTGAAAAATACAGAATCATTCCTCAAGATTATCGTCTCAGGCTAGACACCCAGGATGAACGGCTGAAGGCCAGAGAATTGGAGATCACCACAGAGCGCCGCACTCCGATATCTCTATTCAGTCGGGTGGTAGCCGTTGAGGCCGGGCGGGTATTGTTGAATGGGTATGTAGAGAAACTCCTATCCCGAAATAAAGAGACTCAAAAATATCTTATCAAAGGGAACGAAGGCCGATTGTTCGGCAGATTTGTCCCTAAAATCGCCATACTGGAGACCTTTGATTTACCTCCGGTAATCCAGAACTTGCTCTGGATGGGGGATTCTTTCTGGCCTCCAGGGACTCCTTATTATGTCTATGACTCTGCTAAAAATATAATCTTCTTGAGCAACGGAGACACGAAGACAGACCTGAGCAACTCTGTGCTGTCGGTCAGAGAACGTGGGCTCATAGAACTAACTCCCTATCCTGCTCTCTCTGACCTGCAAACCTATGACAATAGCTACTATGTAGCTCCCAACGGGATTTATATTCGGGTCCAAGACTCGAATTGGTATTCAGTTGGCGGCCTATATGTGGATAGGCATTTTGATAACTTCTGCCGATTAGGGTCCGCCCCTAACATCATGACCTGGTCCAGTCAGAGGGTAATGTATCCGGATCTCGATGAATTGGCCACTTATATTTATAAAGTGCTTAAGGCCAATGGATTTTATATTTCTCTTTCTGACGACTATAATTTTACATATATAAATTATAGCCGGACATTAGGGCGCACGACCAACCGGATAGTTTATGAGAAGGACTTATTGGATTTCGAGGAATCCGGCCCCTCCGAGCCGCACGTCAAAGCACTGATATGCAGGGGTGAGAGCTATCAGTTTGCCACGGTCATGGACGGCAGCCAGGATAGCCCGATATTCGCCAAAGAAGACTATCCGGGCACATATTGCCGCCCTATGGGGCTCCTCAAAGACGTGTCTGTGGAGTCATTCAATCGCCGCAATGCTGAAGGATTTATAAGTATATCGTGCGAGAGATCATTGATCCAGGGGCTCATGCCAGGGGACTCATTCCTTCTCAAGCTGGATGAGGAAGCCACTCGGCGGGTGCAGTTGTCTCAGCTATCCCTATCCTCTGACGGCAAGACCAACGCTCAGCTAGGTTCGAGAATTAAAGGAATAAGCGATTTCTGGAAGGACAAAATAGAGACCAGTGTATATGAAGATGGCTTCTTACAGGAGGTTCTACCTGCATTCAGCGAGACTGCCACGTTTAAGCCGCGCGACCGATATCATAATTCATGTACTTTGGGGTCTGTGACCATTACTATCCCGGCAGGGCTCCTCTCGGGGTATGGGGCCAGATTATTGGCTTTGCTCGATGTTAGCTTTAGTGTAGAGGATAGGTATTCGGTCGGCCCATACCCCTGGAAATTCACGGTATGGGTCAACGATGTTACCGGGGACTGGGGTAATATCAGTGAAGGCTCCCTGAGCGATGGCTTAAACGGGGTGGATGTCTCGGATCTTCTCATTGAAGGCGAGAACACAATCGAGATTATGGCGTGGTATTCCTCCGAATTCACAACTGTCCACAGTGCTTGCGCTGATGGGCAGCAATACTTCAATCTGCCCTGGATGGGGGTATATAGGGAATGGAAAGGCCATCCAGATATTTCTGCCAGTGTTTCGATTAACTTTTTCCAAATGATGGGGACGCTCTAAATGACAATGAAACCACCATATCATGAGATTCATGGCCTCATATGCACGGATGTAATTCGGTCAGTCAAAGTTGATGGGGCGGAGCTGAAAACCTCATCACAATCATTTCCTGGGAGGCGATATGGCGACATCCTAGACCAGGGCCGCAACACCCGGAAGATTACATTTAACGCTAGATTTTTGACCGAATCCGACCGGGATACCTGGATAGGCCACATTAACTCTGCGCCGGTAGACTTCGAAGCGTATCTCTTCCAGGATGATCGCTGCTGTTACATCAAACGTGCCTCTGCAATGATCTCAGAGGCGGAACCTGCACACATCAGCGGCGATTGGACCACCTATTTTCAGGCCAAGGCATACCTGCTTGCTAGGGAGCCGTGGATGTATGGCGTGGACAAGGGCGCGAGATACGACTCTCCTGTGTCTCTACCCGTCACGGTTAGCGACATAGAACATGAGGGCACCGTAGAAGATCTGTCAGGGATCGATAAGCTCTCCGCAGTCGGCTATTACCAGGTCAACCACAAGGCCGCCGTGCTCATATCGGTGGCCGGAGACGGTACGGTATTAGTCTTGTGGGATGACGACTCAATGCAGACTTTGGGCATCGATCTGCCGAGCGTCACAATAGATTCTCCCAGTTCTGTGCCGGTCTCTATTTTTGCCGAAAGCGCGAGCAAGCTTTGGGCGGTAAGGACTGATGGAGATCTCACCTACTGGGAAAATGGGACGTGGTATCTGTGGCCGACAACCACCAACGCCAAAAAGGTGGCAATCGGCCTCGATGATACCGTGGCCATAATCGGCAGTGATGATGATGTGTGTGTCTGGTCTGGTGGGTCCTGGATCAGCAAATCGAAGGACGCAAAGGAAATTATTTGCGTCAGCTCCTCTGAAATATATATAATTGGTACAGATGACCATCTGTGGTTATATGATGGATCGTCTTGGTCGGAAGTCGAGGGCACTGTTGCCATTTCCAAGATAGCTCTGGCTCAGGACGCGACTCATGCGATCTATGCGGTCAAGACATCCGATGGGAACCCATTGAAATGGACAGGGGCTTCATGGGAATCCTGGCCGGATGATTGGACTATGCCGGCTGACAGCGGCACCATTGAGGAGCTGGCGGTCCGGAACGTAAATGAGTTCTGGATTATAGAGGCAGACTCCGATGAGGTATATTTTTGGAACGGCAATAGCCGGTTATGGATTTATTACAATTCGTTTTATTGCCAGAATTTTTCTGTTTCCTGCGGTTCCCAGTCTCTCCTCTTATGCACGCGGCTGCTGGCAAATGACTTATTTGAGGTTGACCGGTTTGGTAATGTCCAGCATAGCTACGAGAATGATTTTGATTGCACACTGGAAAAACTGCAGCACGACCTCCACGGTGGAAGCTATGTTAATTCATACTGTGCGATAGCAGATGGGAAATTGACAATCACGGGATTGGCTGAATGCCTCCTCCCCTTTTATGGCCCTATACCTATCTCGAATGAAACACCGTATATTGATGTAATCGTAACCGAACTTGGGCAGTACCTCCCTAAACTGGTGGCCAATGGCAATGAGATAGATATCAGCCACTTACATGTAGGAGAGAACAGGATTTATATTCCGGATGTAGGTGGGGAAGAGGATCTCTTTGTGGGATTCGTGCCCAGGCTCTGCTGGATCTCGGCTGATAATCTTAATGGGTATATCTGGGACGGAGCTGGGGGCGGCGATGCAGACGATTTCTTGCAGATCGGCGGCTCATATACCTTGAACGCTTTTGGGGCAGAGGTCCATCTTTTCAACGGCACCAACTGGCTAGAGGGGGGTGCAGGAAAGAACCTGGCCACCGGCAGACATGCTATGGCCGGCGGTGGAAGTTCTGCAGACGGGATCGTGATGGGTGGATGGGTCAGTGGCAACGAATACTCCCAGTCTACTGAGGAATTCAATGGCACCTCCTGGAGCGCGGGGGGCAATCTTCTAACAGGCAGGCGCTGGCCTGGCGGCGGGGGAGGATCTGCCAGTGCTTTTGTGGCTGGTGGAGACACGGATGCGGTGATGACCTCCGGGCAGACAGAGGAATATAATGGCTCAGCTTGGAGCAGCAATGGAAATCTTAGCAGACTCAGGCTAAAATTGTCCGGTGGCGGGGTGGGCACAAGTGCGATGGTCTGCGGAGGGGCTGATGAAGGGATATTAGCACAGAACCATGATGTCAGTGAGGGCGGGGCGTGGTCTCAGGGATCGGCAATCCTCACCGCACGCATGGGCCATGTAGCGGACGGGGATGCTTCCTGGGGAATACTCTTTGGAGGATGGGCCGGAGGGAGTTATCTCGCCTCGACAGAAGAAGACGATGGCGAGACCTGGAGCGCGGGGGGATCTATGCTCACTGCCCGATATGATCACATGGGCGGGGCTGACAGCCTAAACACCGTTCTCCAGAATGCTATAGCCACAGGCGGGCTATGGGCGTCAGGCCGGCATGAGACTTATGAAATAAGCACAGAAATTTATGGGCGCTACGGAAGCATCACCATTGACTGGCTAAAGGCAGTAGTAAAACGGTGCATAAATCCTGAGATTCTTCCAAAAGTGTCTCCTGGAGATGTATTCGATCTACAGATTGCTAGCAGCGGCGGGAGTGAACTCTCCAGCCTTGAGATCTATTTCAGGGATGCCTGGTGGTTCTGAGATGATACAGAAACTTCAAGTAGCCCTCTCGGGGACCCTGATCAGGCACATGGGGGCCTGGGTCCTCGGTGGGGTTTACTCCACATGGAATGTGGTTGAGCACAATGATGTGACCTACCGATGCACCACCGGCCATGTAGCGGCAGCCGCTACAGAACCTGGCGTGGGCGGCTCCTGGGGCACAGTCTGGGAGGTTTGGGGCCCAGCAGGGAACATATGGGGCAACAGGGCCCTAAACATAATATTCGATGGCGGGGGTGCAGTGCTGACCACCGGCGTCAAGGACATGTTTGAAGCACCTTATGCTCTGCAAATATCTTCTGGGAAGCTATTCTCCCTAGATGAAACCTCGGGCAGCATTGAGGTACAACTCTGGGAAGGCACTTATACGAATCCGCCAACATCGGCGGGCAACATTCACACATTTTCTTTATCAAGCGCAGCCAAATCCTCTGAAGCGGTGGATTTAGAGCTGTCTACAGGGGATATCATCTTTTTCAATATCGAATCAGTAACGAGCATCAAAATAGCCTGTCTGTCTTTGATGGTGGGGCCAATACTATGAAGGGACTTGAAGTTTACAGTGAAGCAATTGCCAAAATAGAAACAAGCGACGTGCTTGCACCCGATGAGATGCTCCGGCTCCTGGATCTTACACCGGAGCTGAAACACGCTGTGGCTACCCATACCATATTCCGGACGGATACCGAGGCCATAGTCAGCGTGCTCAACCACTTTAAGCACCCCACCCCCGCCAGCAAGTACCACCAGGCCAAGCTGGAGCAGTTGGTGATGTTCCAGAACCTCATGGCACTTTCCTTTACTTATAGGGAGGCGCAGGTGGACCTGGCAGAGAATGAGCACCTGCAAAAGACCACC